ACAACCAACGTCTATGATAATGGTGCAAGGATGGAATTGGTTGCCAAGTTCCCTGCCCATGCACAGGACATAGATGGCACCGGTCCAGTGATACCACAGTTTGTATTTCGTACCAGTCAGAACAGAACATGGGCGAACAATGGTATGATGGGTCTGTTCAGATGGGTCTGTTTCAACACTCTTGTCAATGGTGATAAGCTTGCCTATGCGTATGGTAGGCATACCAAGGGCTTCGATGCTGTAGCGTTTGGTGCCAAGATCAGGGCGGCATCAGAGTATGTATCGGGTGAGGGCCTGACGCAGATGAAAGGCTGGTACAATACCGAACTCAATCGTGATGCTGCTATTACCTTATTTACAGGCACCTTGGCAAAGCGTTTTGATAATGTTAATCGTAAACATGTAGCCAATAAAGTTATGCTATCCAACCTGATGAAGACCTTTGACAATGAGAATAGGCATGTGCACGGGAAGGGATTGTATGAGAAGTATGGAACACAAATAAAGGGTTCTTTGTGGACGGCCTATCAAGCAGCTACGGCATGGTCTACACATGTGGCATCACCCTATGTGAAACGCAACGTGCATACTACTAAGGTTCTACGTGAAGATGCGGTAAAGAAAATGTTGGTATCACCACAGTGGTTGGAATTAGAGGCAGCATAATGACCAACATACATGAGAGCCTAGAAAATCTACCTAAAAGCCACAGGCTACACCCTGATAAAGTTGTGGGGTGGATAAAGACTAACACAGATGAGTTGAGATATATTCGCCAAGATGTGCGGCGGAATATTAAAGGTGCCGTTGCTCGACAAGCAGATATCGAGGGCTATATAAAGAACATGCGTAAGTATTTAAAGGATGGTGATTGGGTAGACATGTTCTGTGGTGCGGACCAGAAAGGTAGGATGGTGCCTGTATGTGTGGTCATGGCCTACAACCCGGACGGTACAGCAAAACGTGATGTTGGTACATGGTATTCAGACACAGGTATCTATACAAAGGAGATGAGAGATGACAATTAAAGCCTACGAAGTAGATGTGATTTTCCGATGGGGTAAAAGCTACCAGTACAACCTTGCGTTGCAGCCCGGTCGATCAAAGTTTACCGTGAGACTGGAAGTAGAGGAGGGTGGCATGTCGGGTGATGAGATACATGAAGTTCTGGATGAAGCAGCATATTCAATATTGGAACGATCTTCCATGAATATAAAAGAAATTAGAGAGGTATGATATGAAACGCCCCGGTGAGTGGATGTCCTCCCATGAGTGGGAACAGTATATGGAATGTAGGTATGACACCATGCCATCATGGTACTGGAATGTTGGTGAGCGACAGGCATCATATAAGAATTACATCAAAAGACTTGAGCCAGAAAAGCGCAGGGAAGGGCTGGATAAATGTCAATAATACTATACATATTTATATTACATATTGTAGTTGCAATTATAGTTGCATAGTTTAAAATAGTATGGTATAATATAAGGATGAAGAACATGAAACCACTAAAGAATTTGATAATCTTGAAGTTGTTAATAAATTTTGGGTGGCTGTTTGATATACTGGGCGTTTCATTCCACACCCAAATGGAGTGGAGGCTGAAGCGACGGCGGCATCCAGATAATCTTAGAAATGTTGATCGTTATACACGGGCAGGACATGGTGGTAGGTATATCATGTGTCCCAACTGTCATGCGGAAGCACTTGTATACCATTTCTCATGGGCTGCAATTACTTGCTGTACTTGTAAGAAGAGTATTAGGAAAAAAGATTGGTTGGTAATTGATTGGAAATTCACTTAGGAGATAGAGACATGGCTAAATATAATTTTAAATCCCATGCAGAAGTGCCTAGTTCTTTGGCAAATTATGTAGTGGATGTATGTGTATACTCTGGATTTGAAATAAATAAATTGACAGATATTGAATTGTCTGATATAAATGGTTTTCTAAATGGTCTTGAAGAACAATGTAATGAGGTAGATGAATGAGTATAATAGAAGGAAAGGTATGGGGGACAACGATCCCCCTTATCCAACGTCCTCAACTGGAAGTACATAGTATCTTTATTAATGCTGGTGGCTATTGTTCCAAGCATCGACACCAATCAAAGATAAATGCTTTCTATGTAGAGGAAGGTGAGCTTGAGATACACCGGTGGAAAGACTATAATTTAGTTGATATTACTATCCTATATACTGAAGATGTGGCTATCGTACCTGCCGGTGAGTACCACATGTTTAAGGCTAGACGTGACACTAAAGCATTGGAAATCTATTGGTCTGAGCTATCTCTTAATGATATACAAAGGGAGATTGTCGGTGGTGTAGATACACAGTTAGATATCTTTACAGATAATATTGAAGATATCTTTGGCTTAAACGGAGAGGGGAAAACTAATGTCTAATCTTTTAGAGATTAAAAAGTCCAGTAATTCAAGCACTTATACAACCCTAGAAACAACTGCAGATTATAATTCTCTTGACTTGTCTGAGAAATTAAAATATTTAATCAGTGCAAGGACTGCTATAGAGAAAGAGATTAGCTATGTAGAGAAAGACTTTCAAAGTTTTGTAGATGGAAGGAACTTTTAATATCATGTTTATAATAGTTCAGAATATAATTAGTGCAGCACACCGAGATGTAGATGACTTCGATTGTTTTAATTTACTGACAACACCTACAGGTTTTCCAATGAAGTTCAGCACAGAAGGGGAGGCTGTAAGTTTTTTAAGTTCATTGGATATTAATGAAACTTCAAGCCCCGAAGAAGGAGAGATTAGAATTGACAGAGTTCACTGAAGAATATAATGGTCTTGTCTTTAAGTTACATACTAATATTGGTAAACTTAATATACAACTGAGAGAAGCAAACAATACCATCAAACAATTAAGAAAGGAATTATCTATAGCACGTCAAGAAAAAGGTGCAGGTAATTTATGGGCTGAACTGGATGACAGCAGAGATAATTAGTTTCTATACACACTGGAAAAAAAGACAGGAGAGACTGAGAAAATCTCTTGGCTACCCCGGTGATCTGTGGTATGCTATGTTGGATAACGGATATGAACCTACAGACTTGGACTCTGCCCTTCAATTCATAGAGGACTTGCGTGATGAGTAAAAATTTCTGGCAGAGAGAGCGGGCATATTTATTTAGAAGCTTTGTTCAGCAGTACAGAGAGGAGGGCTATGACATAAAGGAGGCAAGGAAGCTAGCCAAGATTGAGATCAACGAAGTTATGGAAGACAAGGAAGACTTTGTGGCTAATCTTTGGAGAGAAACATTTGAAGATGTATAATATAATACATAAAAAAAATGTACTACAAAGATATAGAACCAAACGTGAAGCACAAAGAGAGCTTGACGATAGAGCAGGACTGTGTTATATGTTAAGAGTAAAACCTTCTGAGGCATATTCAATTACGAAAGGAAGGCCCAATGCAACCAGAAGAAAAAGGGTGGAAGGGTCCATGCGATGAGTGTGGATCGTCTGACGCCAACCATCATTACCCTGATGGGCAGACACATTGCTTTGTATGTGAAACCCATAAATTTCCAAAGGAAGTAACCACTATGGCTACAGTACAACCGACACACTCTAATAGTCTTAACTCTACAAGACTTGCTGAGTATAATGATATCCCTGATCGTAAGATAACAAAGGATACTGCCAAGAAATTTAATACCCTTACAAAGAAGAAGGGGTCCATGACAACGCACCACATATACCAGTACTATGATAGTAAAGGTAATCATATTTGTAATAAGGTGCGTGACACTGCCAATAAAAAGTTCTGGTCTGAAGGTAGCATGAGCGATGCAGGACTGTTTGGTCAGAACGTCTTCACTCAGAAGGCTAAGTTCATTACCATCTGCGAAGGTGAGGTGGATGCTATGTCTGCCTATCAGCTAATGGGGTCTCACTGGCCTGTCGTTTCATTAAAGAATGGAGCGGCATCAGCAGTATCAAACTGCAAGCAATCGTTTGAATACCTGAATCAATTTGGTAATATTGTATTATGTTTTGATAATGATAAGGCTGGCAAGAAAGCAGCCAATGAGGTTGCCGAAATCTTTGAGCCTAATAAATGCAGGATCATGCAGCTTGATTTGAAGGATGCCAACGAGTGCCTCAAGGTTGGCATGAAGTCAGAAGATTTTATTAATGCTTGGTGGGCATCCAAGCCCTTCACCCCTGCCGGTATTATTAACCTGCATGATCTGGGTGATAGTCTTTATGATGAAGATTATTGTGAGACGTGTCTCTATCCATGGTCTCATTTAAATGAGAAGACATATGGTATGAGAACAGGTGAGCTTGTCACGTTCACCAGTGGTGCTGGTATGGGCAAGTCAAGTATCATGCGTGAGCTAATGCATCACCTTATGATGAACACCAAGGATAACATTGGTGTCTTGGCAATGGAGGAGAGTGTACGCAACACGACATTCAACATCATGTCTGTCGAGGCTAATGCTAGGCTCTATATCAAAGAGGTACGTGATCAATTTACCAAGGAACAGCTACGTGAGTGGCAGGAGAAAACCGTAGGCAGTAAAAGGTTCTTTGCCTTTGATCACTTTGGGTCGATCAGTAACGATGAAATCTTAGGCCGTGTACGCTACATGGCCAAGGCATTGGAGACCAAGTGGGTGATCTTGGATCACCTGAGTATCTTGGTATCCGGTCAGGAAGATAATGGTGATGAACGTAAGTCAATCGATATTCTAATGACCAAGCTACGATCCTTGGTTGAGGAGACAGGCATAGGCTTGCTATTGGTGAGCCATTTACGAAGGCCAAGTGGTGATCGTGGGCATGAGGATGGGCGTGAGGTGTCTCTGTCTCACCTGCGTGGCTCTGCAAGCATAGCACACCTGTCTGATGCAGTCATTGCATTGGAGCGTAACCAGCAAGCAGAGGACGAGCAAGCAGCCAACACCACCACCATACGTGTCCTGAAGAACAGGTACACTGGTGATACAGGTATTGCTTGCTACTTGCATTATGATAAGGAAACTGGTAGAATGACACAGATTGATAACCCTTTTGTGGAGAATGAGTGATGGTGTGGAAATATAGAACAGA